TATCTGCTGTATACTTTTTCTGGCTAAACATCCTATATCGCTTGTGATAACTTGCGATACACTGCTTCCTAAATCCAAACTATTCCTTACTGTGTGAACGCTGTTGCGGTTAAATACTACTAGCTGGTCATCAGAAAAAGAATGAAAACCTACTATAAAATCTGCTTCCCCTGCATTAAATCTAAACTGACCGTAAACTCTGTCATACGTGTTTTGATCTAGTATATCTGAAAACAATGCTTCATCTAAAATTTTTCTATCAGTAATCGTGGGAGATCCAGAAGATCCAGTAATATCAAACTGATATGGAACAACCAATCTACGTTGATGTGGTACACCAAACTCTGGAGCTGGCATGTGACTAAACCCTAAACCAATAGATGTTTTCTTTTCAACGGTAGCAGTTTTGTTTGTAGCATCAGCTTTATCCGTAACAAAAGTAAAAGTTGTTGAGTTTGTTATAGATAAAACCCGAATGCTATCACCAACAGAATAACCAGAACTTCCCGCCGTAGTAACCGTAAGCTGATCTCCAACCAACAAAGAACTAGTACTAGAAACTGTAGCCGTTGCTATACCTGATGAAAAATCAAGATCAGTAATTGATAGCGGTGTTGGCTGAGTATAATCTCCGTTGGAAACCAAAGAAAATGTAGTAGTACTAATATCCCCATCCCATTGTAAAGCTATTTTACCTTTTCTGAAAATAAATAATTTATTAAAAGCCTGAATTACTTCACTGCCCTCTGGAACTGTTTCTCCAGATGGATAAGTCAAGGTAACCGTAGTGGTTCCACTATCTGAAGTTTTTACTAAAATTGTACTTACTGTTCCAACCGCAGCTATATAAGAAGCAGATTCGTTATTAGGATCAGAAAACTCACAAGCAGCATGAATAAATGTAACTTCATCAGTGTCTATTTTTGCACCAGTTACAGTTAGTGTTCCTGTGGGTAAAGCATCTAATCCAGTAATTGTAATCTGTATTTGTGTTGTAGAAGATGCTGTGCAAGAGTGATTCCCATTAGGATCAACAGTTCCACCAGCAGTAAGGCCACTAAGATTTACAATATCTCCAGTGGTTATTCCGTGAGCAGACCCAAAATTAACCGTTAAAACCTCTCCAGACCTAGCATAACTAGAAACAGACGGAAGTGTATCATGTAGTCTAAATGGCAAAACAAAAACAGCAGGGTCAAAGGGAGTACTAAATATCTCCATACCCTTGCGTGGTTGCCACTCACCATTCAAATCCATACGTCCATTATTGGACTCTGCAAGAATACCAGAAGTTAATTGATCTGGTCTAAATTTATTATTAAAACCAGTAAATCCTTGATCCAAATCTTCTGCAAGTCGATCATCCTGTGCTCCGTATACGTCGTATCTTGCCATTTAGTATTTACCCTTCCTAGATTTAGGACTGCTTTTTTTTCTTCCTCCTTTGCCTGACCATAGCTCAGTACAAGCTAAGTGTTTAGCAGTTCCAGGTTTTGCAGTATCGCACTTGTGTCTAGCCCTAAAAGACTTTCTAGCAGCAGCAGAGTAATTGTGACCATATCCAGTAGAACCCGCATGGACAAGCTTACGCTTACCATCAATGCAGTAAAGCTTCATGATCTTCTTACCAGGTCGAGTGCTTTTACGCACCTGCCCACATCTCATAGATTCTTTAGGACTTTTTGCCACTTCTTACTTTTGCTCTTGGTGTATTAGCTACAACTTTTTGACCTTTGGCTCCTGCTCGTTTCTTTTTCCTTGCAGTAGCGGCTCTTTCAGCCTTGGTAAGACTCATTGCCTTTTTTCTAGGCAAGCACCTATCTGGCATCTTCTTGTTAGGAGAAGTTCCACACTTGCCCTTGATAGATCCATCAACACCTATCCTTACCCAGTCTTGCTTTAGCCACTGTTTAAGTTGAGCCACTATCTTCCCTTCCGTTTACCGCCTTTAGCTTTCTTAGCGTAGTTTGGATCTTTACAATACTTAGATGCAGCCAAGTTAGCGTAAGCAGAAGGGTACGTATCAAACGTCCTTCTAGCCCAAGCTTTGCCTTCTGGGCAAATCTTACCTCCGCTTTTAGCTTTTTTTCTTGGCATTTTTTTTGCGATTTTTAAGGGATCTAAAATCAGCACCTGTAATTTTTTTCCGAGGTGGAGCAACAGCGGCAAGTCTCTTCTGAGCTGGGCTATATTTACTAAAAGGCATTATTTCCCCCTAGACTTTATAGCTTTAGCTTTTGCAGTTTTAGACAAATCACCAAAATGAAATAACCTCTTAGAAGTTTTTCCATGAGTTTTTCCAGAGTGAAGCTGACCATTGGGCATTTTATGCTTATTGCCCTTATGCTCTGTTCCATCCCTAAAATAATGTTTCATACCTTTTCCCATTATCTTATTAGTCTCCTTCCTGTGCAGGCTCTACACCCACAATATTTTTTATTACCCTTGGTCATTACTTGCGTCTAGACCCATTAGATCTACCTTTTGATTTTTTATAACCGTAAGCCATTATCGTCTTCCTTTCTTTTTCATAGTTTTTCCCATTGGGCATTTTTTACGTTTTCCGTAGTCCATATCATTCCTTTACGTCTAGATAGTTTTTGTCTCTAAGTTCAAAATTAACACTACCATAGCTTTTCAATTTTTCTACAGTAGAGCCAATTTCCTCCATGTTTTTTTCAAGGTATTGTAACCTTAAATTCTGTTCAGCATCGTCAGGTAAAGCTCCCAGTTCTCCCCTAGGCCATTTGATACGGAACTCAGTATTCATCCCTATCTCAACATCCCTAATGTTCTGAGCGTTCTCTAGCGACGCTATACGCGAAGTCATATTCACGTAACCCGTCACACTAACTACAGTAAACCCAATCAACGCAATCAAGTTGCGTAGGGGTATAGTCACTGCTGTCTTGTCGCTTATATCCATTACTTAACTTGTGAACTTCCAAAGTAAAATCCCAGTAGAGCCAGCATCCCTTGCCTAACTTCAGGCAATAATACAAACCCCTCTAGATTCTTCCATTTATCTGCTCCTATTCCTAAAAATTTAAAAATGCCCAGTTTCTGTGCCTCAATCGTCACTGGTATGTCAAAGAAGGCCATGACGAAGGGAGCAAATACCACTGAAAACAAGATGCACATAGCGATGAGCTTACGCACCCATGCTCCACTTTCTCCTGATCGTTCTGCTGCTCTGTCTGCTGAAGCATCCGAAACTTGCTGTTTTTGAATCATGGACTTGATAGCATTTGCTTGGATATTCATTTGAGCCGAGATTAGTTTCATTACAAATCCCGTGACTCCACCTCCAAGCATTGCCACTAGTTCACCACTCATCGCTTTCTTAATTCTACTATTGTTTTATATACCCAAAGTCCCATGTACGCAATGGTACACACCGAAGCTATAATAGACATCACCTCGCTAATTCCTTGAAAAGAAACAGCCAGTATTGATCCTGTTGCTCCTAGTCCAAGCTTGTTCAGCTCGGGGTTCATTACACAAATTGTGAAGCGTGAACAATAGAAGTACCTGATACACCTAAAAACTTAGCAGCCGCAGCAGCCTGAGCACTAAGGGTAATTAGCTCCTTCTCTTTAACTAAGAGATGACCATTAGATGCGGTAGGAGTGCTACCATCAAATGTAACAATGACATTGTTGTCTTGTACATCAATCATAACGTATTTTGTGTCACTATCAAAAGCAGCAAAAGACACGCCAGATCCTGATGTCGCACAGGACAGGTTTTCTCCAGATACCGTTCCGTTTGGTTGAGGATATAAGTTTGTTATTAGACTATTCATTATCTTGATTGTTGGCTGACATACGTCTTGAAACGCTGCCCGACTGTGTTGTTGTTGTAAACTTGCTGAGGATTATCCAAGGACTCAGCTAAATACTTTTCGGCAATTTCTTCTTCAAAACCTGCCTTTGAATGCTGACCGTCCATACGCAAGAAATCAGCGTAAGTTGCATGGGCCATAAAATAAAAATATTCTTGAGGAACTTGTGTTAAAGAACCGGAACCATCTGTGTCTAAGCTTGTAAGAAGCGTAACTGGTTGTCTATAAGTGACAAAGACGCTAGTTGTTGAGTCAGCCGTTGTTAGGTTAATAACATGAGCCCCATCGCTCTCTACAAAAAACTCAAAATCAATAGTAGAGTTTTGTAAGAAAGGCTGTTCTCTGTTTATTCTAAGAAACTCCCCTATGGTTGTTTTACTGGTTTCAGTAAAAGGAACTATAGAGTTTGCTATAGTTCTTTCTTCACCAACGGTAAGATACCTAGCCCAATATGGAGTGCGATTATACGCCTCAAAAAATCTTCTATTAGCTAAAGCCAATAGCTGAGATATTTCTGCTGTGGTAAAGTCTGAATTGCCAGCAAGTGCAGAAATTAAATCAAATAAATCTTTATTAGCCTTGTCTTGCATTATGCTTTATTAGGACTGAGTTCAGGAAACTTCTTGTTGTAATACTTTAAAAATTCTTTGCTTGTAACTGTTTCTGCTCC